CCAATAAAAAAAACCCAAAAACAACCCCCCCCCCCGGGGGAACGCCGGGGGGAACTCTCCAAGCAAAATATAAGAGCAATAAAAATGCAAAACCAAGCCACCTCCGAACTTGACATCCTCTATCCTAATCGTGACATCACCGTGGGCGGCGAAATCGTCACCGTAAAGGAATACACACTTATCCAGCAAATGCAGCATAACGCCAAATTGGCGGCGTTTATCGCAACTTTGCGAGACCAATTAGCCAGTGTTGATAAACCCGAAAATGCGCGATGGGACGAAATCATGCAAGCGCTTGCCGACAACTACGAAGCCATTATTGAGCTGGTTGCCGTATCCATTAACAAGCCTGTGGAATTTGTCGCTAATTTAAGCGCGCAAGAAGGCGAAGATTTGATGTTGTTGTGGTGGGCGGTCAACAGTAATTTTTTTACCCGCAAAGCGGTGCAACCGCTAGTCGAGCAAATAGCACAGACCAATGCGCGCCGCCTGATTGGGGCGAAATTATAGAGCACTTGGTGGCGAACGGTCACCAATTTAACGAGCTGGGGCAATACACTGCCCGGCAACTCATCCTATTTTACGAAAAATCCATGCTCCGCGCCCGCCGTGAGCGCGCCGCACGAGCGATAGATTGCGCCGTAGGATTTAGCGGCGGCAAAGATTTAACCAATTATATTAATGAGCACGCCGCCGCCGGAAAGTGTGGATTGTAATTTTTAAGGTGAATTTATGGCAGCAGATACCTTGACGCTTGCAATGCGCATTAAAGCCGATGTGGATGCGGCGGTGCGTAATTTTAAGCAGTTTAAAACCGAGATTACCGGCGTTGGCACGGCAAGTGATCGCTTGAGCGCGCAAGGTAAAGCGGGTGCGCAAGGTCTAAGCGTGCTAGATACCGTCACCGGGCAACTTAACAACAAGCTAAAACAAACCAAAGCGGAATTAAACGGTGTCAGTCAACAATTAAACGGGTTTAAATCCCAATTATTAGGATTTACCGCTATTGCCGGCGTGTCACTTGGCGCTAAAAGTATCTTGCTTGATGCCGATGCCATGACTAGCTATCAAGCGCGCATTAAACTTGTCTCCCGAACAAACAACGAGGCGAAAGGCACGTTTAGAGAGTTGATGGACATCTCTAACGAGACGGGCAATGCGTTTAAATCCACTGCGGAGCTTTACACCCGTGTTTACCGTGCTTTGGGTGACAAAGCCAATAGCGCGGAACTCCTCCAATTTACCCGCACGCTGCAACAAATGGTGGTCGTCTCCGGGGCATTACCCGAGGAGGCTAAATACGCCATTATCCAGTTATCCCAAGGTTTAGCCTCCGGCACCTTGCGCGGCGAGGAATTTAACTCCGTGGCCGAGCAAATGCCTATCCTTTCGGAGGTGTTGCAAAAATCCCTCGGCAAAACCCGGGCCGAATTACGCAAAATGGCCGAAGATGGTGAGCTCACGCCACAGATTATCTTGAGCGCAACCAAAGAAGCCGCCGCCGAAATCGAAAAACAATACGAATCCATGCCGCTGACTATTGGCCGCGCCGGCGCACATTTTGGCAACGCGTGGACGGAATACCTTAACAAAACCGACAACGCTATCTCTTTAACCGCAACAGTAGCGGCCGCAATTAGTGGGCTTGCTAATAATCTAGATTTATTTGGCAATGTTGCACTTGTGGTTGCCGCAGTGGCCGCCTCCCGCTTTGTCGCCGGTATGGTGCAAAGTGCGGCAGCAATGGCGCGCAATGCCGCAGTGACAGCGGCATCTAACAATGCATTGGTTGCCCGCGCCGCAATCGAGGTTAAAGCCGCACAAGCGTCGGTCGCCATGGCGGCGTCAACGGACAGGGCAACACTTGCCACAGAACGCCTGACGCTGGCTAATCGCAACCTCGCAGTGGCCATGCGTGCCGCAACGTTTAGCGGACTGGGACAAAGTTTACTTGCGCTTGCAGGCGGCCCTATTGGGCTTGCTATCACTGCTATTTTTGGTCTTTACGCGGCGTATGAGTACATCAAAGGCAAAGAGGCGGAGCTTGATGCGCAATACCAACAAACAGCCAACAGTATCCAATCCAACATCGAAAAAACCGAAGCGTTAATCCACGCACGCCAAGAACTCGGCGAAATCGGCGGATTTAGTGAGCGCGCAAGTCAAGTTGAAACCAACAACAAAGCCATCGAAGACGCCAAAAAAGAGCTGGACGAGCTGATTAAACGTCGCGATGAGTTACAGCAACGCATGATGAGCGACAGTTTCGGCGGATTTGTTGATTTGGACAAACTCAACGAAGCAAATGTGCGCATTAAAGTGCTGACGGCAACCACCGATGAATTATCTGAAAAAACGGGCGAGCTTGCAGATATTAACCAAGCGCAACTCACTGCTGCCTTTAATGCGGCAATGGAAGCAGGCGGCGAATTTGCCGAGCGGTTAAAAAATCTCGGTGGCTTGGAGGCAGCGGAAACACAAGAAGAGCTCAAAAAAGCCATCAAATCCGCGGAAGAACAAATGCAATCCATGAGCGGCGAATTGACGCAAACCGAGAAAAAACTGCGTAATGAGCTGACGCAAGCGACGATGACGGCGACCGAGCAGCTCGAAAATATGAAGCAAGCCTTTATTGCGTTAAGCAAGCAAGCCGGCAATGCGGCAAGCGAAATGGATCCGTTTATCGCCCGCATTAACATGATGATTGACCTTAACAAACAAATTGAGCAGGCAAAACAAAACAAAAAAAATGAATCCTGGCTTGACCGTTTAAAAGACCGCGCCGCCACTGCCGGCATGGGCACAGCGCAGAAGATTATGTATGACGCGGAAAAAGAGGGTTTAAACGACGAGCAACGCAAACTCGCCGCACAATACGCCGCCAAAATCGAAGCAGGCGAAAAAGCTAAGAAATCCGCCCGGTCATCAAAAACAAAATACGATGCCACAGACAAAAATCTTGCGCTTAACGTGCAGTATTTGCGCTTAACCGGGCAAGAGGTTAAGGCTAACTTAACCGACATCGAAGGGCGCTACAGCAAACTTTTAGCCGAGTTTACCAAGCACTCCAATGTTGACGGGATTAATCTGATTAAAAAAATCTTACCACTGGAGCAAGCCAAGGCGCAGGTGGACGGCGTACAGAATGAAATTAACCGCCTGTATCAAAATCAAAGCTCGCAAGAGCAACGTATTCAAGCGCAGGTGCAGGTGGGCTTAATTAGTCACCTTGAGGGACAACAACAACTAAAAGCCTTATACGGCTCAACGGTCGCCGAGCTTGAAAAACAAATCCCGGTGTTAGAAAAACTCGCTCAAATGCCTGGCGCCCAAGGTGAAGCGGCCAAAAACTCTCTAGAGGACATGAAAATCAAGATTGCCGAGCTTAAAAACGCGGGGAACGACCTGGAGAAGACCTTTAAAGAGGGGTTAACGGAAGGATTGCAAACTTCTATTGTAGGGCTTGCTAAAGGGACAATGACCTTGCGTGATGCCGTGTTAAATCTCGCCAATACCATCATAAATGCAATGATTAATATTGCCGCGCAACAGCTCGCCATGCAGGCGGCAAGTGCGACAAGCGGTTGGTGGGGGGCAATTGCAGGTGCATTTTCCAGCGGTACCGTTGCGGCCGCAACAGGGGGTTATATCCGCGGTCCCGGCACAAGCACATCGGATTCAATCCCCGCCCGCCTATCCAATGGTGAGTTCGTGGTTAAGGCGGATTCTGTGGCGCACTATGGCGTAGGCTTTATGCACGCCATCAACCGCCGACAACTCCGCTCATTTTCGCAAGGCGGCCCGGTATCTGTCCCGCCTGTGCCAAGCTACAGTGAGCCCGGATTAAGTGATTCCTTGCGCGACGGTCGCACAGGCGCGCAGGTGGTAGCATCACCGGTCAATATCCAACAGACACTCGTCGTTGACAGCGCGGAGTTGTTTACCGCGGGGCTCAATACCAATGAGGGCGAAAAGGCAGTCATCACTATGCTACGCGCAAACAAACAAACCGTAAAAGATGTTTTAAATTAAGAGGTTATATCATGGCATACAAAACCGGTACCGCGCAAAACGAGCGCGATTTGCTTGACATACTCAATTGTATACCCCCCGCCCCCCCGGCGTTGGTGGCGGGGGGGCAGGCGTGGACGGTGTTGTTGGACAAAACCGTTGCCAAAACAGCAACGGAAGTGGAAAAACGGAAAATCGTCTGGAAATCCACCGGAACCGGAGTTGAGCAAGATATTTATGTGATGTGTGAAACCGTCAACAATATCGCTTCTGATGTTTACAATCTCAACTTTTTCGGGGGTACATTTTTTAATATCGCATTAGTTACCGGCGATAACGTACAGGCAGGGATTATCAATATCTCGCCGGGGGTTGTATTGTTTGCTGACGCACGCCCGATTGACTATTACATGGTCGCCGATGGCCGTTGCTTTAAAGTGGTGACGCGTATATCTAATGTGTGCTCAAGCGCCTATTGTGGCTTTATCCTGCCGACCGTACCGCCGACAGAATATCCCTATCCGCTTTGCATTGCGGGGAGCGCACCAATTCGAACGCCAAAATCAAGAAATGATAGCCCGATATTTTTGCGTTACTCAAACACCGAATTTTATAACTCATCCATTGTAGATCCGTTAAGCGGCAATTGTTGGTTGTTCGCACCAGACCAAAGCTGGCGAGATTTTAGCGGCAGCGATTATCAAACATATTCCAACGATTCAAAAGAGCAATTGCTTTATCCGTGCGCGATTTCGCAAAAACATAATGATAAAAATTGGTACGTCATGAAAACGTTAAGCGCTTCACCGGGCGGAAGTTATCCGCTCATCCCGGTTGAGTTTATTAGCTTTAAAGGCTCATCGCAGGGCGAAAACCGATGGGGTGCGTATGATGGTGTTTATTGGATTCCGGGCGTACAACGTGCAGTGGGAGATGAAGTAACACTGCCAAACGGCAATAAGGGCGTGGTATGTAACGGCGGATTTCGCACTACAACAACCGATTATTTTGTATTAGAGCTGGGAGCATGATATGGCATATCAAACAGGGACAGTGACTAATGTCACCGAATTACTTAAAAAACTCGCAGAATTTGCCGTCACACAAAACTGGACGATTAACAAAAATGAAAACAATGTGTTGTATTTAAGCAATTCTGACGGGTATTGGGCGCTTGAGTTTAAAAATAAGATGCTTTTTGTGATCGCATGTACCGGCATAGATAAAAATCGGGATTGTTTTAATCAGCCAGGGGCGTCATGCAATAACTCATACTCAAAAGTTAAAACACAGGTATCACATTTGGATGCCGGTAAGTTTGTCAGTTATGACTTTTTCGGCACGGCGCAATATTTGCATGTTTGCGTGCAATACCAAGCCGAGAGATTCCGCCATTTTGGCTTTGGGACGCTTAACAAAGAGGGGCAATATACCGGCGGGCAATATGCATTTGGAACGACTTTTTACGAATCCGGTTATAACCGCGAAAACCTTGGTTCAAGTAATACAACACTTGGCATGGCGGACGGTAATAACGCATATGGACCTGTTGTACGTGCGGACAATCTCGCCGGGGATACTCGTACACCTTGGTATTTTCAGGCGGACGGTCGTTATCAATATAACAATCTAGATAAAACGGAATTTGGGTGTTATATGCTGACTAACGGCTCAATATTTAATTATAAACACCATCCGGATAGTATGCTGCTCACGCAGAGCCAAAGCAAATTCGGGCAGTTGGTACTACCCGTTGCTAATGCCCCGATTGCGCATTGTATTGATAATTTATTCCGCCGTCTTGGTACCATCCCCGACCGTTTTGAGTGTCGATTGGTTGGCATTATCCCACGTCAAAAGCTCCAAATTAACGGGGATACATGGTTATTTGTGCCAGGTGCGCAATATCAAGCGGGTAATCCAAGCCGTGCGCCGACTGATAATGACAACTCCGGCGAATATGGCGTGGCATATCGCATTGTAGAGTAAATCATGGCAAAGATTAACGGCTATTTAATTACCCGCGGTGCAGATGCACGCATTAAAGATACGGGATATCTTGACGGGTTGACTGCGTACCGAGGGGCTAATTCAAGGCTCGTCAATCAGCGGTTGGTTATTAGCGGGCAGATTCACGCGCGCAATATCAAAAATCAGACGTTGGGTGCGCAGGCGTATGTTATCCCTAACTATTACTCTGATCTTTACAAGCGCATCATTGTCATCCCGCACACCGTCAATCTTGGCTCTATATCAACCGACCAGACTTTTAAAATCCAAGTCTGGAATGCCAACAAAAGTGCGGTAAAACTTTTATCTGTTTCCGTCGTCGGCGGCGAGGGTATAGAGCTTGTCGGCCCAACATCCGGCATATTTAACGCGCTAGCCCTTAAAAAATGGACGGTTAAAGTCGGCATGCAAGGCGCGCCAGTGATTGATTGCGTCGTTACGTTTAACTTTTTAGGCAAAAGTCCTGTCACCTTACGCATTACCGGCTCGCGCTCAACCGATTGGTCGTTTGCGCCGGATTGGAGTGAGGATGTTACCGAAAATCTAGAGTGGCTCACCCGCGTGCATCAATCCGTGACCGCCGCAGAACAACGCATTGCGCGTCGATTGAGTCCGCGCCGCACCTTTGAGTTTAAAGTGAGTTTCTCGGACGTCGAGCGCCAACTATTTGAATCCGCCCTTTACGGCTACGGCGCGCGGGTGTGGTCACTGCCGATTTTTACTGATTGTGCAAGATTGTTACAGCCTGTGCAACAAGGCGCAGTGGATTTGCCTATTAACACGGTGGGCTATGATTTTGCTGTCGGAGGCCGCGCAATTTTGATGACCGGAAGCAATAAGGAGATGGTTGAGATCACTGCGCTGGAGCCAAATAAAATCACGGTTAAGCGCCCTATTGTCGGCAATTACGATCAGTCCTTTACAGCCATTTATCCGTTGCGTTCTGCGGTGCTTACGGATATGCCGCAGGTGCGCCGCTTAAGCGACAACGTATCAACCGCACAAATCCGCCTGCAACTGCACGAGCATAATGCGTGGAGTGATGATGTGAGCCATTTGCCGACTTATCGCAACCACCCGGTGTTGGAGCCGACATCCGAATGGTCGGAAGACATCACCGCGCAATATACGCGTCTGATTAAGACGCTGGATAACGAGACGGGCTTGCCGTACTACTTAGATACAGCAAACAAGGCGATGCAAATCACCGCCCACCGCTTTGTGGTAAGCGGGCGGGAAGAACAACGCAAGCTCCGCAATCTGTTTTACCACTTACGCGGCCGTCAGCGCGCGATTTGGGTGGCAACCGCAAGCACGGATGTGACGCCTGTTGGCGATATTGTCGGCAAGACTTTAGATATTGCCTACATCAACTATACCGGCGCACTGCAAAAGCAAACAGGACGCCAAGATGTTCGCATTGAGTGCACCGGCGGGCGGATTTTTTATCGCCGTATTGTGTCATCCGCAGTGATTAACTCTGCAACAGAGCGGCTCGCATTTGACGGCGACACGCTCAATATCAAACGAGCGGAGATTCTCAAGATTTCATACTTGACGCTTTCCCGGCTTGAGAGTGACACAGTAAGCTGGGTGCATCACACAGACGCGGACGGCGCGGCAACGGTGACGGTGAGCTTCCGCGGGGGCCCCCGGGGGGGGGGGGGCGGAAAAAAAACCCC